CTATGCCGCCACTTTGTCGCCACTTGGCATCGTCGCGAGAGGGTTGTATTGCAAGGCTGTTTCTAGATGCTCCGGGGCTAGGTGGGCGTAACGCATCGTCATCTTTATATCGTGGTGGCCCAGAATGCGCTGTAGTACCAAGATATTGCCACCGGACATCATAAAGTGTGCTGCAAAGGTATGGCGTAGCACGTGGGTAAGCTGGCCTTTGGGAAGTTGAATTTTGGTGCTCTCAATAGCAGCCATAAAGCGGAAGTAACATTCGTTAAATAAACGGTCATCACCTTGGGCTATCAATTTCTTGTAAAGTTCTTTACTGATTGGGATGCTGCGGTTCTTCTTGCCTTTAGTGCGTGTGAAAGTAATTTTATAAGGTGTAATTTGTGAACGGGTTAGGCTTTCTGCTTCTCGCCACCGAGCGCCTGTACTGAGACAAACTTCAACAACGAGAGATAAATCAGATTCACCATTACCGCAAGCAGTCAGTAGTTCTTTGATCTGCGCATGTGTCAACCAGGCCATTTCCTTTTCTGCAACTGTAAATTTACGCATATTTTCTAAGGGATTAGGTTGATTCCACTCGCCAAGTCTTGCTAATTCACTGAACATGCCGCTCAGGTAACTTTGCTCAAGGTTGACGGTTACTGGTTCTGCGCCATTCTTCCACTTCTCGGAAAAGTAAATTTCACCTGATAGACGTTTGTCTCGGTAATGTGCAAAATCTTTTGCTGTAAATGAGGATGCCAGCGGATCGCCCAACGCACCGATTATCAGACAAAGTTTTTTGTAAGTGCGCTCACCAGCGGCTAGTGACTGTCCATGAAGGTTGTACCAAAGCTTGGCAACCTCGCTTAAAGTTCTGCGATCGACCGACTCACCAAGCCAAGGTTTATTGTCGACTTGTTCCATAGTGAAACGTTCGAAGGCTAACGCTTCACCTTTGGTGGCAAATTGCTTTCTTACTCTGCGGCCTTTGCGGCCGGCAGGATAGCACTCACATAGCCACTTGCCTGACGACTGTTTACGTATGGTCATTAAAACCTCACCAAGTTAGGCAATTTTTAAAGGGGCGTCAGTAATACATAGCAACACTTCGCCAGCACTTTAATGTCCTCCAGAGAGCATTCAAAAGTTGCACTTGGATTGCTGACCCTAACCTTTCCTATTGGAATTCTAGCCAAGTCTCTGATGCTGGCTTGCCCTTCAATTTCTACCAACCAGGTACCGTCAGTCACATCTGAAAATTTTTGTTCTGCAACGATGTACTGGGTGCCTTCTGTGATCACGATAGGTGATTGTAAGTGAGAAGGTAACAGTGCCTTGTCCATGAGGTAAAAGTTGGAGTTGTACAAAATTCCATCAATTATTTTTTTCCGGGGAACGGTAACTACGTCACTCATAGCATGGTCATTCGCGGGTTCTGTGGCTGTCTGAGATGTGGTATGAGCGTTGTGTGTGTACATTTCACCCTTCCCAAAGGAAAGCCATTCAAGAGAGACGCCTGTTTCGATTGCGCATTGTATGACCCAATCTGCTGGAAAAATATCACGCATCCAACGTGTCCCCATAGTGCTACTGGAAACCCCAAGTTGCTCGCATAAAGCCTGTCTGGATCGGAATCCATAGGCTTGCAGTAACCGAGTGATGGCCGCTTGGCCGCCGTCTTTGAAATTCAAAATTCCGCTCCGGGAATGTTTTTTATTGACTGATTCCGTTTGCGGATATAATGTTGCCGTATTCCGTAACGGGAATCACCACTGTATAAAGCCGATTGCCACGGCTTACAACGTCAGAAAAAGGAATGTTGCACTATGAAACCGAGCATTTCAATCACTTTACCTACCCCTCATGTATCTATTGAAAAGTACAGTGAGCTAACCGGTCTCTCACGGGAAACAATTGACGATATGCTGGCTGATGGGCGCCTGCCTCGCCACCGCCTCCGCAAAGATAAAAAGCGCGAGAAAGTCATGATTAACATGGCAAAACTCACCGTAGACGCGCTTTCTGATTGCGATGTTGCAATCGCGTAATTCGATATTGCGATACCGGAGAGGATCAGGCCATGTTTGATTTTGTGAACTCCAAACACCCGCACCTTGATAGCGCTTGTCGCCGTTTCGCCCTGATGCACAATCTGGCCGAGCTGGCGCCGGCGCTGAACGTTTCCGCCCAGGTGCTCCGCAACAAGTTGAACCCGGATCAGCCGCATGAGCTGACGTTGTCCCAGCTGATAAAGCTGACAGCTATCACAGACGATGCGGCGATTCTGGACGGCTTGCTGGCTCAACTGAATTGCCTGCCGGCGGTGCCAGTGAATGAAGCCAAGCCGGGCAATCTGCCCACTCACACATTGAGCGCGACGGCGGCGATCGGTGCTATCGCCGGCGAAATCGCTTCTACCGCGCCCATGACGCAATCCCGTAGAAACGCCATTTGCGACCGTGCCAACCAGGCAATACGTGATTTGTCGCTGCTCGCCGTATCGCTAGAAGCGCGTTTCCAATCTACGCCAGTGCTGGCCGCTGCTGTTGACGTGTTCAACACCTGCGCGCCGGCGTTCGGCATGAGCTGAGGTAACCACATGAAAGCTTTTGCGCAATACCTGAAACGACAATCACCGGCCCCGCAGCTGGCCAGCTTTGGCCACGGTTGGATTGAGCTGCCGAACGGCCAGCGCTGGCAGCCGAACGCCAGCCGAGTGGTGTTTCTAGGGGATTCCGTTGCACCAGGGAAGCAGGCCCGCCGCCGCCCTTGGTGGTTCCGCCTGATGGGGCTGAGGGGGTAATGATGGCGAATCATGAGCATTGGCTTGCGGTATGCCGTGCCACGGTTACCGGGCACCACAGCAAAACCCGCAAGGTGTGGAACGGGCTTAGCCCGGCTCGCCGTGGGGTGCTGCTGCACGCTGCCGGCATGAAATCTTTCTTATGCAACTACAGCTGGGACGACTTCAACGAGCGCGAGTTGCACCAGTTGAAAAGGGGCATCCAGCGCTTGCAGGCAATGGTGAGCCTGTTCGGCGGTTTCAACGATCTGGACTTCCGCACCGAGGCGCCAGGAATCCCGACGAAGAAGGCAGCGGCCACGAAGGCACCCACGGGCGCCAACTCCCTGCGGGCCAAGGCCGAGTTGTTGCAACGGATTAACGGCTTACACGTCAATCACTGAGGTAGTTATGAAAACAATTGCGGTACAAAAAGAAGGGCTGTTGTCCGACTTCAACGCCTGGGGCGTAAAGCCCAGCTATGCACGTTTCTTCCTGGATAAGTGCGAAGAAACCAACGGGCTGATCTCGCTGGGGCATGAGTTGGTCAATGACTCCTACCATCTGACCAACCCTTACCAATGGTTTGCCGCCAACGTTGCGTTCTGGTGCCGAGTGTACCGCGAAGCGCAGGCGCCGGTGGGGCAGGTGGAAGCGCTGGCCGCTATCCGCGCCATCTACTACATCGCGGGCAGCCTTGGGCTTGAGGTGACAACACGCATGATCGCCTTGTGGTGGAAAAGCGCCCAACCCCTGCACGGACTGCCGGCCCCGAATCAATCGCATCACAGCGGCGAACCCCGCCAAATTCACTAATTAATCCACGGCAGAGCACCACGGCTTCCAACAGGTTGCCGGGGCCGCGCTTTGCCCAAATGGGGAGAAAACACCATGCCAACCATCGGACAAGACATTAGCAACCGTGCGGCGGCCGAGTCGTTCGAATACGTGATCAATCTGGCCCGCAATGAGGCGCTTGCTGATGCGGCGGTTTTGTTCTCGGGCCAGTTGGATCGCCTAGCTACAGATGTGGCCATTAGAGAACTGTCCGCCGTTGAGATTATCGATCTGCTGCGCCAGGAGGCCGAGAACTGGAAAAACAGGGGGATGGACTCATGACAATTGACGCCATTTTTATCATCGCCGTAGCGCTGGCCTTCCTGCTGGTGATTGCCGCAGCGGCTGCGATCTTCTTCGTGATCTCTATCGCGCTGGATATTCGGCGTTTTCGCCAGCGCAAGACACCCCGTTACGAAACCGAAAATTACGATTAGGTGGAAACCATGATTAAAACAGTATTGAAATGGGCGGGCAGTAAGGCCCGTTTGTCGGCAAAATTGCGCGAATACCTGCCGGAAGGCGATCGCCTGGTTGAGCCGTTCGGTGGCTCCTGCGCTGTGATGATGAATACCGATTACCCGGAATACCTGGTGGCGGATATTAACAGCGACTTGATTAATATGTACCAAGTGATCAAAGAGGATGTGCAGGGATTTATCGACTCCGCGCAAGCCTTATTCATGACGGCGAACACGCCCGAGCAATATCTGGAATTTCGCCAGGTGTTTAACCATACCTGTGCCGATCGGTTTCGGCGTGCGGTTATTTTCCTGTATTTGAATCGTCACTGCTTCAATGGACTGTGCCGCTACAATCGTGCCGGTTTTTTCAATGTGCCTTATGGCAAATACAAAGCGCCTTATTTCCCCGAAGAAGAGATCCGCGTCTTCGCTGAAAAAGCGAAGCGAGCAACGTTTATCTGCGCCGACTTTCACGAAACCCTGCGCCTGGTGCGTTCTGGTGACGTGGTGTATTGCGATCCGCCTTATCTGCCTGAGAAGGGCAAAGACGCATTCACAAATTACCACTCTGGAGAGTTTGGAAAGCGTGAGCACTTGAGTTTGGCCGTTAACGCCCGCCGCATTGGTCAGTCAGGCATACCGGTTGTGATCTCGAATAGCATCCGGGCGGCCGAGATTAATCTCTACCACGGGTTCGATGTGGCCGAAATTGACGCGCCACGCAGTATTAGCGCCAGTGGCGATAGCGCCAAAACCGCAAGGGAAGTTTTGGCGTCAATAACGCCTACGGAATCCTCGCCCCTTGGGCTTTCGATCCGGGTCAGTTACCCGGCGTGGTGCTATGGAGAGCAGCCAGAAGCGGCACCGGAGGTCACCCCATGAAGAATACGTTGGCCGATCTGGTTAATCACCAATTCATGATGCTGGAAACCCTTACCGATCCGGGTTTGAAGGGCGAAGCGCTCCAGGAAGAAATCGCCCGTGCTAAAGGCGTTGCGGACGTTGTCGGCACCATGATCCAAACGTACCGCGTCGCACTGGATGCACAGAAAGCTGTTTATGACGGCTATGCCGGCCGGGTTCCGAAGGTGTTGGGGATTGACGAATGAAAAAATTTACCGATATGCAAATTTTATGGCTGAAAGAAAATTGCAGCGGGCATACGTACCGAGAGATAACGGAAGCGTTTAATTATAAATTCGGCTGCAAGTTCGATACTGTGTCCGTGCTGCATAAAATTAAATCTTTGGGGCTTGGTAAAACAATGCTCTTAGAGCGGCAGTACACCGAAGCGCAACTTAGTTTTATATATGCGAACAAAAACTTAACTTATTCCGAGATAACTGAAAGGTTTAATCTTGCTTTCTCAGAGAGTAAAAAAGTGGCTGCAATAAGAGCCGCAATGAAAGCAAGGGGGTGGGGGAAGTATGGGACGCCACCAACGAAAAATCGTCGAATACTTATTGATGGAAAATTAGTTCGTTTAGATGTTTATGTGTGGGAATGTGTAAACGGCCCGCTACCGAATGGTTATACCTTAATTCATCTCGATAATGACGATGATAATAACAAAGTAGAAAACTTAAAGCTTGCGCCTAAAAAGACAAAGGCAGCCTATGTTAGGGCTGGCTATGGCGATGCGCCCAAAGCGCTGGCGCCTGCGCTTTATGCCCAGGTTATGCTACGCAATCACCTGAGAGGTCTGGAAAAGCAGGTGAGGGGCATAAAATGAATGACGCTCGCGGGTTCATCCAGTGGCTGATTGATAACGGCCGCGAAACCGAAGGTTCGATCATGCCGCTTTATGCGGCATGGCGTGATCGTCCTGTGTCAGAGGAAACGGCCAGGCTGATGCCGGTCGGTCGTTCCGCTAAATGCTGTATCGATCATCGCTACGTCATTGCCAAGACCGATAAGACCTTCACGCTTTACGAGCTGCGCCACAACGCCGCCGGCGGCCGCGCGGTGGTGATTGCGCTGTATGCGGACGAGGTGGCGCTTGTTAGCGATCTGATAAACCACAGCATCCGCCAGACCAAGGTCGCCAGCATCGGAGAGCTGGTTGCGGAAACCCAGCGCCTGGCCATGCAGTGCGATGCGGCGTTGGCCGAGTTCCAGTGATGGCGGTAGAGGCTGTGCAAAACGGGCAGTATCACGCCGCTGCCCGCGCCCAACGTGAACTGTTCGCGCCCACCGTGCCCGATGGCATTAGCGTGGTGGAGCGCGATTTATGGCATCTGGACAGTGAGGATCATGCGTGGCGCTCCCAATTCTTTAGCGAGATACCGGACTATCTGGCCCGGTACTTTGGCGAGCGCTACGCCAAAATCTACCGCGATGTAAAAAAAGGCGGCCGCCGCCGCGCCAATGCATTTTTGCGCACCACGCTGGGCAAAAGTGTATTGCCGCGCCTACGGCTGGTAACTCAACGTTTCCAAACTCAATTCCATGCGGCCGGCGTTGTGCCGTTCCCCTTCAATGACGATCTGGCCAGGCTGCCGACGCTGGGCCGTGACGAGCTGCGCAACCTGGCGCACCGCGTGGCGGACTTTATGGCCGCCAGCTTTGCCGACTACATCGATCGCACCTTTGCCGAACCGGCCGAAGGCCAAAAAGACATGGCAGCCCGCACGCTGGCCACCTACCGCAATTTGGCCGGGCTGAGCCGGGAAATCGGCACCGAGCCGCCGTATTGGTTGTTGTTCATCAAGGGGCGGATCTCCGTGCGCCAGATGGAATCCGGGCTGCTGCGCATGATGGCGCCGGAGTGGTGGCGCGTCCGGTTGAAGGGGCGCCGTGATCTGATGCGCGAGCACATGGCGATCGCTGTGGGCCAGGTGCAAAAAGCCGCGTCGTCATACGTGAGCCGCAGCACCCTGGGCGAGTGGGCCGAGCAGAAGAAGCGCAACCGCGAATTCTTCAAGGCGTTCGATCTGGAGAACGAGGAAACCGGCGAGCGTGTTTCTATGGCGGATATGGTCAACGGCAGCAACGCCAACCCGGCCATTCGTCGTTGTGAGTTGATGGTCAGAATGCGCGGCTTTGAAGACATCGCCAAGGAAAAGGGCTATGTCGGTGAGTTCTACACCATCACGGCGCCGTCAAAATACCACTCCGTCCACAGCGGTGGCGGCTTTGTCGAGCAGTGGAACGGCGCCAACCCGCGCGACACGCAAAAATACCTGTGCCGGGTGTGGGCCAAGGCCCGCGCGGCAATTGCCCGCGCCGGGATCAGCGTGTTTGGCTTCCGCGTCGTCGAGCCGCATCACGATGGCACACCGCACTGGCACATGCTGCTGTTCACCCTCGCCGCCGACCTCAAGCCGCTGCGCCGCATCCTGCACAAATACGCCTGCGCGGAAGACAAGCAGGAGCTGCGGACGTTCAAGGCCCGCAAGGCCCGTTTTCACTTCAAGACCATTGACGAGAGCAAGGGCAGCGCCACCGGCTACATTGCCAAGTACATTTCCAAGAACATCGACGGGTACGCCCTGGACGGGGAAAAGGACGAGGAAACCGGCGAGAACCTGCGGGATATGGCCAAGGCGGTCAGCGCCTGGGCGAGCCGCTGGCGTATTCGGCAGTTTCAGCAAATCGGCGGGGCGCCGGTCACCGTCTGGCGGGAGCTGCGCCGGCTGCGGGGGCAGCAGCTGGATAATCCGCAGATGGACGCCGTGTTGGCGGCTGCCGATGTGGCCGTCGATTGGGCGGCATACACCGAGGCCCAGGGCGGGCCGTTGGTGGCGCGGGCGGATCTGGTGGTGCGCCTGGCCTATGATATCACCGAGCAGGGCAACGCTTACGCCGAGGACGTCCAGCGGGTTGCGGGCGTCTATTCGCCGCGCCTGGGCGAGGCGTCGCGCGTGTGCACACGGCTGGTGCAGTGGAAGGTGGTTCCGAAGTTGGCCGAAGCGTCAGCGCAGGCCGGTGTTTCTGGCGGCAACGCCGCCCCTTGGAGTTCTGTCAATAACTGTACGCCGGGGCTAGGGCGTCAATTATCGGCACTGCTTAAACGTCGCGGATTTGAGGGTAGCGATCGGGAGATAGCCATTCTGGAACGGGGCAGCAGCCTGGTTATTCACGACGACCGGCGGCTGATTTTGCGCCAGGGGCGGCTGGAAGAGGTCGGCAGTCAGCCAGAGCATGAGCTTTGGCCGGGCTGGAATGGGTGACAATTTAGCAGGTTGCTAAAATAAAATCGTTCCTGTATAAATATACAGTATAGTTAATCAATAAGAGGGATCTGAAATGCGTGATGGTTTCTTCCAATCTCTGGCCTTTGAACGTGTCGATTTGGTGGCTCGCCTGGTGGCGGGGGCGCCGGTTAAGCCTGGCGACCATGAGTTGGCGATCGCCTGGATTGCGGAAATGACAACGGCGATTGTTGAAAGGCAACAGGAAGAAGAAAAACGCCCCCAGGGTGGAGGCGTTAAGTCAGGCGGCGGGGGTAGCAGCACCCTGCAATAAATCCAGCATCATCTGCCGCTGCTGTAGGTTCATGCCGTCAATGACGGTTTTCAGCAGTTTGTCGCCAGTTTTGGCGCTGGGGCTGAGGGTATGCGAAAAGGTCACATTCATCACAAAGGTGTGACCGCATTCCACGTCAGTGCAGGCACAATACAGGTCAGAAATTTGGCGATGCTTCCGGGCGGTCTTTCTGATAATGGCATTGGCGCCGCATTCGGGGCATAGGACTTTCATTACGCGCATGTTTCTGGCTCCAAAAGTGGCAAACTTCTGGAATTTTAGCGGTTTTCTGCTCATAGCGCACCCGATTGTGTTGTTTCGATGTCGAATTTCAAATGTAGGTGCGCTGGCACGTCACGATCGGTATTTACCGCGTCCATTATCATGCGCTGCAACGGGATCACCTCGTCCTGCCGGTAGGTCTCGCGGGCCTTCACCGGGTCGCCGAGGCCTGCCGCGTTGCTGGGAATGATGCCGGCCAGTCCCGCCGGGTAGCGGTGGGCGGTCAGCACGTCCTGGGCGCTGATGTTCTTGATATTGGAAAATTCATCCTTGGCGCTGATGTCGCCGATCGGAATAAATTTAATCCCCTCCGGATCGCCCTTCGGGATGTTCACAAACAGCGTGCTGAAATTCCCGATCCCCTTGCTTTGCTCCAGGCACTGCACGATTTCTTCTTCCACCTCGGTGCTGAGGTTCGGGTCGTTGGTGTAGATGATGCCGCCCGTATGGGCGCCGTTGTGGTAGTACAGCCGGCGAAATATCGTTGCCTCGCTGTTGAGCAGGGCCGAGTGAATGCCGCCGATGTAATCGGGCAGGCCGTAAATCTGCTGCTGCGGATCGTACTGCTGCAAGAAGATAATATCCTGCGGCAGGTACACCAACGGCTCGCCTTTTTGCAGCACCACAAACGAGTCGTCCTTGCGCCTGCGCAGATAGAGCGACGGCAGCGGCTCCAAGCCGATCACCTCGCCCCAGCCGTTGCGCACCTTGAGGATGGCCAGATCGCCGAAGGTCAGATAATCGAACACGCCGGCTTTCAGCTTTTCATGGGACAGGCCGCCGCCCTGGTAGTTGGCCGCCACCATGTTGCGCCGCGCATAGAGCACGCCGCCGTGCTGGCCGTTGAGGTTGACCAGTTGCGCCAGCGCCAGGCGGTCAATCGGTTGGCTGTAGTGGTCAAAGTCGTTGTCGTACCAGATTTCCCGGTAATCGGTGCCGGTGGTGAGTACCGGCTCGGGCTTGCCGAGGTTGCCCAGGTTCATGATGCTCATTTTTCGGTTGCTGCCGGCGGCGCTGGACTGGCGCGGTTCAGCGCGGCGGCGGTGTTTGTTCTTCTTCATGCGGCTTTTCTCGTTTTCCAGGTTGATTTGCGGGCGTTCTCGTAGTTGAGCGGTTCATTGTCGGCGGCGTGGGACAGGGCAAAGAACACGTCAGCGTGCCCGGTCTCGGCGCTGCGATCGGCGGTGAACGTCATGCTGCCGCCCTTGGCGGTGGTGGTGCGACGGATGGCCAGGAAGCTGGCGGGGATTTCCTTCTGCTCGTTGTCCCATTCGATGCGCTGGTTTTCCACCAGGTCGACCATCTTGAGTACAAGCCGGTTTTTGGTTTCCACCCCGTAGCGAATAGCGACGGTCTGGCGCGGCGCGAATGCCTCCACCATCTCAAACACGCCGCTGCCGATCCCGGTGGTATCGATACCGATGTGCGTCATGTTGTAGCGCTTGAACAGCTTCTTGATCTGGCTGGCCTGGTGCTTCCAGTTCATGCCCTGCCAGTAGAAGGTGGCCAGCACGCGGAAGCGTTCGCCCTCGTAGAGCGGCGGCGCCAGGATAACGAAGGTCGAGGTATCCCCGGAACGGGCCGGGTCGAAGCCGCCCCACACCTCGCGGCTACCAAAGGGCCGCGCGGCTTCCGGATCGTGATCTTGCCAAACGGCAATGTCGACGCCGCAGCCTTCCAGGTCGCGGAACTTGAACACGCTGTCGCCGCTGTCGACGAACACGCACATAAACAGCATGTTGAACGTATCGCGCGGGTACTTGTTGCGCAGGCGGTCGATGCTGGCCAGGTTGAACCCGCCGGCGATCGCATCTTCCAGGGTAATGACATAACGCCATTGTTCATCCGGGCAAAGGCGCCCGCGGTCGCGCAGTTCGTCAAAGGTGGGGAAGTCCACCTTTTTGCGCTTGGCGTCGCCGCGCTTCCATTCTTCCCCCGTCCAAAACGGGTAAGCCTGGTGCGTCTTGCTGCTGGGCGTGGAAAAGTAGGTGGTGCGCCACCGGTCATGCGTGGCCATCGCGCTGGCTACTTCGTTCAGGCGGGTAAAGTTCTGTATCCAGAAATACTCGTCGATATAGAGGTGCCCGCTGTAAGACTGCGCGGTGTTGGAGTTGGTGGACAAAAAGCGCAGTTCGGCGCCGTTGCTCAAGCGCATTGGGTTGCCGGTCAGCGTCACGCCAAAATACTGTTCGGCGATGTTGACGATATAGGAGCGGAACACCTCCGCCTGCGGGCGCGAGGCCGACAGGAAGATTTGCGGCTCGCCGGTCAGTACCGCGTTTTCAAACGCTTCAAAGGCAAAGTACCAGGTCGCGCCAATCTGGCGGCTTTTGAGGATGTTGCGGATCTGCTGGGTGATATTCAGGCGCAAGTGCTTCTGGTAGCCGAAAAGGTGTTCATCGGCGAAGGCGTCGAAGTCGTCCTTGGACAGTGACGAAATGTCATTTTTGCGATACTTGCGTTTTTTCTTGCCGCCCTCGCGTTCGTCGCCGGCGCCGGTGTAGTCGTCGCCGCCGTCACCGGTTCCCTGGCTGCTGAGCGCCGCCATTTTTTCCGCGTGTTTCGCCTGCTGGATACGCAGTTTGCAGTGGTGCGCGATCAGGCTGTCGAGTTCTTTAAGTTCGATGTCCGTTTTATTGTCGCGGTGAGTCAGCACCTGAATGCGGCGGTTGATCACTTCCTCAATGCTTTCATGGCTGAGCAAGTCGGCCCATTGCCATTTATCCGCCCAATAATAAACGATCCGCGCATTCGGCAGATTTAATTCGCTGGCGATTTCCTTGGGCGTCCAGTGTTTTAAATACAGTGAACGCGCCACGCCGATAAGTTCTTGTGAGTATTTAGCCATGCGCCAATTATGCGGGCTTTATTTTCTGTTGACGCTGGCTTTATATCGGTTGGTGTCGGTTAAAGGCGCTTATCCGAAAGTGTCAGAAATTAACGGGGTGCGCGGTTTTTATTGCGGGGTAATAATCAGGTTCTCGATATAACCGGATAAGAAAAGAGCGTGCAGTGTCCCAATTAATGACCGATTGGATTTGTATTTGCGCGGAAGGCGAAACCGGCGACAAACGTTTTGTTGAGCGTCAATGGTTAATCGATGCCGCCGAGCTATACGATCCGAAATTAAAAACCGCCATGATCTGGCCTGAACATAGCCGCGAAACCGAATACGGAAATTGTGGCGAAGTGCTGGCCCTGAAATGTGAAGAAGGCGAAGACGGCATTATGCGGCTGTTCGCTCGCCTGCGGCCCAATATCGGGCTGATGCGCGCCAATGCAGCGGGGCAATTGGTGTTCTGCTCGGCCGAGTTCACCCCCGATGGCAATTTCCGGGGCACGGGCAAATCGTATCTGGAAGGGCTGGCCGTCACCGACGAGCCGGCGAGTGTCTACACCGAACGGCTGCACTTTAGCCAGACCCGCAAGCAGGGTTTGATTTATGCGGCCACTCAACCCTTGAACCTGATAGGTAAAAATATGGCTAAGGACAAAAAAAACAGCTGGCGTAAATTCTTCTTGCTGGAGGATGAATTACCGGAAGAGACCACCAGCGAGCCGGATAAATTGCAGGCGTTGGCGGAAGCTGTCGCCGCACTTGAAAATCGCGTCTCCGCACTGGAAGGCAAAACCGAAGAAACCGCCGCGACGGTTGAAGAAGTCCAGGAAGATGTGGAAACCGTGAAGGAAGTGGTGGACACCCAGGAATTCAAACTGCTGCGCGACAATATCGGCGGCATCGTGAAGAATTTCAGCAAACTGGACGATCGCATTACCAAGTTGCCAAACAAAAATCCAAAGGGCGACGCGCGTAAGCCGTTCAAGTTCCTTTAATCGACCATCCGCTTTTATTTCATCCTGTGGATGAGGGGAAACTATGCAATTAAATCAACGTGCGCGTGAGATGCTGGATAAATACAGCGCCGGCCTTGCGCAAGAATACGGCCAGTCGCGTGCTGACCGCTATTTTTCTCTGACCGACCCGAAAGAAACCCAACTGCGTGCGGCGCTGCTGGAGTCCGTGGACTTCCTGTCCATGATCACCTGCGCCGATGTTGACCAGTTGCAGGGCCAGGTGGTCAACGTGGGTAATCCGGGCATCTTTACCGGGCGTAAAGAGGGCGGCCGTTTTATCCGCAATACCGGCGTCGACGGGCTGGAGTACAAGCTGGTTGAAACCGACTCCGGCGCGGCCCTCAAATGGGCGTTGCTGTCGGTGTGGGCGAACGCCGGCGATGAAAACGAATTCTTCCAGCGTATGCAGGAATTCACCAACCAGTCCTTTGCGCTGGATATGCTGCGCATCGGCTTCAACGGCACCAACGTGGCCAAGTCTACCGATCCGGAGAAGAACCCGAACGGCGAAGACGTGAACATCGGTTGGCACCAGTTTGTCCGCAACTACGACAAAAACCAAATCATCGATACGCCGATCACGCTGGATGAAAAGGGCGATTACAAATCACTGGACGCGATGGCGTCAGACCTTATCAACAGCAAAATTCCGCAGCAGTTCCGCAACGATCCGCGCCTGGTGGTGCTGGTTGGCGCCGACCTGGTCGCGGCGGAGCAATACCGCCTGTATCAGGCTGCCGATCGCCCAACCGAGAAAATCGCCGCGCAGATGCTGGGCACCTCCATTGCCGGCCGTCCGGCCATCGTGCCGCCGTTCATGCCGGGCAAACGCATGATCGTGACGCCGCTGAGCAACCTGCATTGCTACACCCAGCGCAACACCCGCCAGCGCAAGGCGGAGTTCGTGGAAGACCGCAAACAGTACGAGAACAAATACCTGCGCAACGAAGGTTACGCGGTGGAGTACCCGGAACTGTACGCGGCCTTTGATGAAAGCGCCGTCACCATCGGCAAGGTGAAAGAGCCAAGCGAGCCGGTGGCGAAGGAGTAACGCGGCATGGCCCTGTCACCCGCCCAGCGCCACAGCGCCATGATCCAGGCGCAGCGCAAACTGGATAACCAGCAGGCGATTGCCGGCTGGGACAGCCTGCACATTCAGGTGCGGGCAATGGAAAACGACATTGCGCGGCTGCGCAACCTGCCGACCATTGCCGAGCGCATCCTGATGAAACGCGACGTGTTGCTGCCGCGCTGGCAGCCCACGGTGGAGGCTTATCTTGCGGCGGGTGACGTTCACGCCAATCCGATTTTTGCCTGGTGCGTGATCTGGTTGTTCGACGTGGGCGACTTTGATTTGGGGCTGGATTGGGTGGACATCGCGATCGCCCAGCGTCAACAGACGCCCGACCGGATGCGGCGCAGTTTTGCCGCTTTTGCGGCGGACACCGTTCTGGCCTGGGCGGAAGAAGAAGCCGCCCAGGGCAACAGCGTGGAGCCGTACTTTTCCCGCACCTTCGAGAACGTGCGGGACAACTGGCGGCTGCATGAGGAAATCAGCGCCAAGTGGTTCAAGTTTGCCGGGTTGATGCTGCTGCGTGACGACAACGGCGAACCCCGCGCCACGGCCGTGGACGATGTGGCCACGCTGGAGCAGGCCGACAATCTGCTGATGCAGGCGCACGCGTTCGATCCGGTTGGGGCCAAGGTCAAAACGCACCGGCAGCGTATCGCCGCCCGGTTGCGTGCCCTGGCGAAAGAGTAAAACGACTACCGCAAGCCAAAGCGGGCGCGGTGGAGGCAAGGCACTTCGGTGCGATGTGCTATGGAAACCGGTCTGCCCGCTTTTTTTCGGAGTGAAACGATGTTTAGCGGTGAACCCATTGATTACCAGAATGAAGTGCTGACCAATGACGGATTTTGGCCGGATCTGAACCTGGCCGACTTCCAGCAGCGGCGCAACATTCCCAGCGACATCGACGCGGGCACGTTATCGGCGGCCCTGGTGGCGACGGTGGCGGAAATCAATCTCGATCTGGCGAAGCTGGCCACCCAGCTAAAAGGCCAGGGGTATCAGGTGGCCGCAGAGGTGCCGGGGCCAAACATCGACGGAAAAACCGCGCTGATCGCCCAATACGAGAAAGCCGTGTTTGCCAGGGCCAAGGCCGATCTGCTGGGCGAGTATTCGACGCAGTTCAGCCGGGCGCCCAACGCCGGGCAGGAAAACCCGGAAACCCGCAGTCGCTTGCTGGCCGAGGCCGCTTTTGTGCTGCGCAACATGAAGGGGGTGCGCCGATCGTCGGCGCGGCTGGTATGAGCAAACTCGAATCATTGACCCAATTTATCAAGGCACATTTGCCGGCGCGGATCGCCAACCTGGAATTTACCAGCGACATGGACGGGCTGCGGTTTATTCCGGCGCAGCGCGAGCTGGGATTAGACCAGTACCAGCTGGCGGTGATGCAGTTCGAGGTGGTGTTGTCCTGGGGGCGTTTCCCCTTCCGCCTGTTTGATCCGCGCAATCTGTGCGCCCTGCTGATGTCCTGGCTGATAGAGCACACCGACGAGGGGCTGGCAGAGCAGGGCTTTGATCTGGAAATGCCAGAGATAGTGATCCTGGCGGATAAGCAAACGGCCGTTGTCGAGGTGACGCTGACGCTGTATGAGGCGCTGACGGTGGTCAGGGATGCGGAGGGCATGATCCCCTTCGATGGCGAGCGCTGGCGATTGGCTGACCCGCAAATCTGGTGGGCGCTGGAAGGGACGGTATACGGCGCCGATGCGACCGGGGCGCCGATCGGTAAAACGCCATGATCATCAATGGCGAGCTGAGTAAAAAACAGCTGCGTGAGTTGCGCGGCGAGCTGGCCAGGCTGGAGCTGGGCCAGAAGAAGAAACAGCGCTTTTTGTGGCGCATGGCCAAGTACGGCGTGATCCAGACGGCAAAGCAGCACGTCAAAAAGCAGCAGACCCCGGACGGTGAGGCTTGGGCGGCAAGGAAAACGCGCCGGCGCGGCAAGATGCTGCGCAACCTGCCCAATTTGCTGCACATCCGCGACCTGCCGGACATCGAGGCGGTGCGGGTTTACCTCCAGGGCGGCGGGTATCGCAACGGTGAGAACCCGGTGCCGGCCGGGGTGGTCGGCGCGGCCCAGCAAGAGGGGATGCGGACGCAAATCCGCCGCCAACGGCCGGGCAAGCGGCACAACGACCCCAACCGCAAGGCGACATTGCGCCAGGCCAAAAAGCTGCGGCAGTTGGGTTACCGCATCAAGCGGGGGGCGCGGTGGCGGCGGCCACCGTTGAAAGAAATTGCCGGGGTGATGTCGTTCGCCCAGGCGGGGTTGCTTATCAGAAAACTGAGCGGGAAAGCGGCGAAATCCGTTTGGACGGTAGAACTTCCCGCCCGTCCGTTCCTGGGCATGAGCGACGAAGAATTTAACAAGGCGTTGGCACGTCAACTACAGGCGATCGGGTTCGGCTGGGATGTCAAGGCGCAGGATATGAAGGGGAAATTATGAGTTGGCCAGAGATTCAGGTTAACCAGGTTAACCGGTTGCAAGGTGAAACCAAAGACATTGAGCGGGTGTTGCTGTTCGTCGGCAGCGGTAAGACCAATGTCGGCAAAACGCTGGCGGTCAACACGCAAAGCGATCTGGATGCGCTGCTTGGCATGGGCGATTCGGTGCTGAAAAGCAACGTGAAGGCGGCGATGCTCAATGCCGGGCAAAACTGGTTCGGCTATGTGCATGTGCTGGCTGAACCGGATGCGCCGGCAACCTGGGCGGCGGCGGTACGCAGTGCGCAGCAGGTGGCGAGCGTGGAAGGGGTGGTGTGTCTGGTGCCGGCAACGGCGGAAATCATCAAGACGGCCGCCAGCCTGCGGGCGGAGTTCATCGCCAAGTTTGGCCGCTGGCAGTGGTTTATTTTGTCTGCCGAGGGCGTGCAGAAGGGCGAAACCTGGGCGGACTACCTGGGACGGGTGAAAGACCTGCAAAAAGGGGTGGCGGAGCCGGGCATTCAGCTGACGCCGCGCCTGTGGGGCAACGAACCGGGCGTGCTGGCGGGGCGCCTGTGCAGTCGCAAGGTCACCATCGCCGACAGTCCGGCCCGCGTGGCCACCGGTGCGCTGGTCGAAATGGGCAGCACGGCCCTGCCGGTGGATGGCACCGGGGTGCAGTTGGAGCTGGCCACGCTCCAGGCGCTGGAGGCACTGCGTTTCAGCGTGCCGATGTGGTATCCCGACTATGACGGCATGTATTGGTCAGACGGGCGCACGCTGGATGTGGAGGGCGGCGACTATCAGGCCGTTGAGAGCCTGCGCGTGGTCGACAAGGTGGCGCGGCGCGTGCGCCTCCAGGCGATTGCCAAGATTGCCGATCGGTCGCTGAACAGCACGCCGGGGAGCATTGCCGCGCACCAGGCGTACTTTGCCCGCGTGCTGCGTGAAATGTCGCGCAGCACCCAAATTAACGGGGTGACGTTCCCCGGTGAAGTGAAGTCCCCGCAGGACGGCGACGTCAAAATCACCTGGCGCACGTCCACCAAGGTGGAAATTTATCTGGTGATCCGTACCTACGAATGCCCGAAAGGCATCACGGTGAGCCTGATGCTGGATAACTCGCTGGAGGCAACAGCATGACAAAGCGTATTTCGGGCCAGTCGGTCGACTTCAACATGGACGGCGCACTGATCCACGCGGAAAAAGTCAGTCTGAGCATTACCGACAACACCGCCGCCGCCCAAACCCAGGGCGTGCCGGACGGGTGGGTAAGCGGCGACGTGGCGGCCGAGGGCGAAATCGAACTGAGCACCAAGGCCTTTGCCCAGGTGAAAGCCAGGGCGCAGGCCGCCGGCAGCTGGCGCGGCATCCCGCCTATCGATCTGATGTGGTATGCCAAGGCCGGCAATGAAGAACTGAAGGTTGAGGCGTTCGGTTGCAAGCTGATTGTGAGCGACATTCTGGACGTTGATCCAAAGGGCGGCAGCATCATGACCCACAAAATCAAGTTCGTCGTGACCGATCCCGATTTTGTGCGCCTGGGGGGCATTCCATACCTGGAGTCGGACGTTACGCAGAACCTGATCGGGTAAGGGCGCCAGATGCAAGAACATGAAAAAACGTTCTGGAGCCTGCTGTTATTGGGTGCGCTGATTGCTATCGGCAAAGTGCTAAGTAGCAATGAGCCAATCACCCCCAGATTGTTTATCGGTCGGGTGATCCTGGGGGCGGGCACGGCAATGGTCGCCGGCGCGGCGCTTATTTGGGTGCCGGGGTTGCCCGTCCTGGGTGTGGTGGGGCTGGGGGCGGCGCTGGGGATTGCCGGCCACCAGGCGGTGGAACTGTGGTTGCGGCGTAAAGGCAGCAGCCTGCTGAAAGGGAAGGGAAAACATGACTCTGAGTGAAAAACAGCAGCTTTTTACCGTGATGATCGCCCAGCTGATCTATTGGGCGGACGAGCGGGGCTATCGGCTGACCTTCGGCGAGGCCTACCGCACGCCGGAACAGGCCGCCCGCAATGCCAAAACCGGCGCGGGCATTGCCAACAGTCTGCACACCCTGCGGCTGGCGGTGGATTTTAATCTGTTCATCAACGGCCAATACCAGACGCAGACCGAGGCCTATTTACCGCTCGGCGAGTTTTGGGAGTCCATCGGCGGCAGTTGGGGCGGGCGCTTCAAGAGTCGCCCCGATGGCAACCACTTTAGCCTGGAACACAACGGGGTGCGCTGATGACCAGGGCGGCAGGGTTGGGGCTGGCGGTGTTGGTGGCGGCGTTCTGGCTCGGGTGGCTGGCCAATGGCTGGCACCGTGACAGCGTGCAGTTGGCTGTCGAGCGGGCGGCGTCGCGGGCCGGTGAGCAGTCCAGGCAGGAAGCGCAGGCGGTGGCCAGCGCCTCGGCCCGCCAGTTGGAGGAAAAGTTGGATGCAATACGAAACGCGCCACCCAAAGAGATCCGCACCGAAGTGGTTAAGCCGGTTTTTACCCGCGTGTGTCTGTCTGATGACTTTATCAGGATGTACAACGACGCCGCCGACCGTGCCGAACGTGCCCTTTCAGGAAAATCTGCGGGTGAAGTGCCCGGAAACGCTACCGCGCCTTAATGGCGTGACGGGCAAGGATATTAGCGACGCGCTGCTGTGGTATTTCGATAATTACCCGGCGTGCGCCGCCAGACATAATCAATTAGTTGACGAAATAAACCAGCGAGAGGAATTAATACCATGAGTAAAGACGCAGCCGTAAATAAAATCACCCTGACCATTCAGCGCATGGATGTGACCTTTGAGCCAAACACCACCGCGTATAACAGCCTGATTAACGACATGACGATGGACAATAAGGTGGCGCCGCACGATACCTATTTGCGCCGCATTGTTTCCAATGACAGCAAAGCGGTGCTGGATGAATTATTGAAACTGCCGGGCGCCGCGCTCCAGATTGCCGAAGCGGTCAATGCGAAATATGCGCCTAAGCTGGAAATTGAAGTAAAAAACTGACCAACCGGCTGCGGGCCATTGACGGTAATTTCATTGAGCAGGCGTTAACGCTGCGTCGGCATTATTTGCCGAATGAGAATGATTCTACTGAAAATCTGGCCCGCGCCATTTGGCTGGATAACCGGTATTGGGAAAATAACGCCATTTCCGTGGCAAACGGCATTTCCTTGGCATTTAAAGGCGAATAATGAAACAGCTAGATTTTACCCTGAGCCTGATCGACAAGCTGACGCGGCCATTAAAACAGGCGCAGGCGTCGGTGACCGGCTTCGCGGAAAAATCACAGGCGGCCTTTGGCAAGATTGCCGTCGGCGGTGCGGCCCTGGTGGGCGTCGGCTTGTCAATCAAGGGGGCACTCGGCCCGGCCATTGAAATGACCGACGCGCTCAACTCGGCCGCCACCAAGGGAATCGACGATAAAACCCTGCAAAAAGTGGCCGGCGATGCGCTGGCGTTCAGTGCCCGGTACGGCAAATCCGCCACCGAGTTTATCGGCTCCACTGAGGCTATTCGCAGCCAGGTGGCGCGGCTGAGCAATGACGAGCTACCGGCCTTTGCAGTGGCGACCAACACCCTGGCCGCCGCCGTCAAAGGCAGCGCCGCCGAGGCGGCGGAGTACATGGGCAGCATGTACAACAAATTTGACAGCTACGCCGAGAAAATCGGGCGGGTTGAGTTTGCCGAGCAGGTGGCCGGCAAAACGGCCTATATGGCGCAGGCGTTTGGCACCAGTATGCAGACGATTTCCGACCTGATGGAAGGCGCCAAGGGCGTCGGCTCCAACTACGGCGTGGGGCTGGATGAACAGTTTGCGGTGCTGGGACAGCTGGAGAAGACGTTGGGCACCGAGGCCAGCGGCAGCTATGAATCCTTTTACAAGGTGGCGCAGCAGGGGGCCAAGCAGCTGGGCCTGAGCTTCGTAAATGCGTCCGGGCAAATGCTGACCATGCCGCAAATGCTGGAGAAGCTACAGGCCAAATATGGCGCCAGCATTGAGGGCAATCTCAAGGCGCAGGCCGAGCTGGATAAAGCCTTTGGCGATGGCGCGAACGTTATCAAACAGCTGTACGGCAACGTTGACATCTTGAATCGCCATATCAACACCCTCGGCAGCAGCGACGGCATGAAGCGGGCCACGGAAATGGCGCACAAGATGGCCAATCCGTGGGAGCGCCTGACGGCGATCTGGTATTCCATCCGCGCGGCGATGGGTTTAACCCTGCTGCCGGTGCTGTACCCGCTGATCAACAAGATGGCGGATGCCGGCCAAACGCTGGTTCGCTGGTTGAAGCTGTTCCCCAATCTGGCCCGCGCCATTGGCCTGGCCGTGATCGCCTTCATGAGCCTGGCGGCTGCCGGCGCCATTGCCAACATTGCTATCGGCGTTCATGCCTTCCTGATGTTGGGGCTTAAGAACCTGCTGGGGCCGGTGGCCAAATTGCTGGGGCTAAACCGCCTGGCCATGCTCGCCGGCGGCGCCGCGACAACCGTTTTTAATCGGGGGCTGAAAGGCGTGCGGGCCGCCCTGTTGGCGACCAGTATCGCCGCCCGTACCGGGGCCGCCTCGTTCCTGCTGATGGCCTGGCCGATAGCGTTGGTGGTGGCGGCAATTGGCGCAGCAGTGGCGGCGGTTTACATCTTCTGGCAGCCCATCAAGGCGTTTGTGAAAGGGTTTATCAGCGGGTTTAAACAGGCGGCCGGCACGCTGGCGCCGTTCGCCGGGCTGTTCAGTCCGATTTCTCGGGCGATTGGCGCCGTGTGGGGCGCGGTCAAAACCTTGTTCGGGTGGTTCATGAATCTGTTGGCCCCGGTGCAGTGGACGGCCGGCGAACTCCAGGGCGTGACCAGTGCCGGCGAAGCCTGCGGGCAGATTGTGGCGGGTGCGCTCGGGTTGCTGTTGGCTCCGCTCGAGCTGGTGATCAACATGGTCGGTCACCTGTTCGATGCGATTGGCATTGTTTACCAGGGCTGGCTGGATGTTATCGCCGCCTTTGATCCGGCGCGCCCTGTCGAGTCGTTCAAGAAAATCGGCCAGGTGGTGAGCAACGTGTTTTCCAACCTGTGGAAGGTGCTCAAGGCCTCGTTTGCCGACACCTACAATTGGATCGTGGACAAGCTGAATATGCTGCCGGGCATCGATATTGATGCCATGACGGTAGATGTGGTGCCTGCCGTGGCTGATGTGCCGGCCTTGCCGGGGGCTGCGGCGGCGGTGTCGGGTGAAGTCCTGCCGGCGCCCTCCGCATTACCGGTGGGGCAGGCGCTGCCGACCGCAGCCGCGTCAGTTGCCGGGGCGGCGCAGAGAACGCCGGCGCCCGTTGCACTTGCCATTCCACAGCCGCCGGCGCCGCAGGTTAAAGCGATGGCGGCCGTACAGCCCGACAAGGCCAAACCGGCAGCGCTCACCGGTAATACGCTTATCACCGGCGGCAAGCTCAAAGGGGTTGGGCCGGGCGGATTAAGCAAGGACATCACCAATAACACGCGCACCGTCACCGATAACAGTAAGCAAATACGCATTGAAAATATCAACGTCAAGCAAGGCATGACGCCAGAGCAATTAATGGAATGGCAGGAATTAAACTGATGCGCGATCCCTTATATATCGACCTGCTGATTGAGAACGGCAATTTTACGTTAAATCCCGGTAATGAACCGGTGTTATGCAATAACCGGGTGAGCATTGGTCAAGACTGCGTACACGCCATTATTGAAAGTGGGTTAATTACCCAGCTTGTGGCGGAAAGAAGTCCGACACTTCGCGCGGACGTGCTGATGCAGATTATTTTATTGGTCGAGGATGATGAACGCATTATTCCCGGCACCGTTGTGGTGCATGAGGAAACAAAATCCCGGCTTTGGGTGACCGCAGAAACCTATGATTTCGGCAAAGTGGAGGCCAGCGTTAATTATGGCGACGAAACCGCAAATTGATTATGAGCAGGCGCTTACCGAAAGCGGTATGCCGCTGACCGAAGAAGACGTAAACCAGAAATTTACTGCCTTGGTCAACGCCGAAGGCTTAATAACCAACACCTCCAGAATGTCGCCGTTCTGGCGGTTAATTCAGGTCATTGTGACCACACCCGTGATGTGGCTCAAGGCGGCGCTGGTCACGGTGGTGATGCGCAACATGTATCTGGCCACCGCCGCCGGCAGCTTTCTGGACGTGTTCGCCTGGGGCGTGAACGTCAAGCGCAAGCCGGCAACGGCGGCGGCGGGCGTGGTGCGTTTTTTCAAGGACAACGCGCAGGCATCGGTGACCGTACCGGCGGGAACCGTCATACAAACCGAGCGTATCAACGGTAACGTTTACAGCCTGGCCGTGGCGCAGGAAACCACGCTGCCGGCCGGCAACGCCTCCGGGCTTGTCGCAGTGACCGCCACCGAGCCGGGCGGGGCGCACAATCTGGCGCCGGGCTATTTCCGTATCCTGCCGCAGGCCGTGCCGGGGATCGTGCGTGTTGAAAACGAGGACGGTTGGTTAACCACGCCGGGCGCCGATCGGGAGTCGGACGACGATTTGCGCGACCGCTGCCGCAACCAGTACAACCTGGCCGGCAACTATCACACGGATGCGGTGTATCGCAGCATGATTGCCAGCGTTGCCGGCCTTAGTATCGATCGCATCTTCTTCAAGCATGACGCCCCGCGCGGGCCGGGCACCACCAATGCCTATCTGCTGCTGGATTCGGGCGTGGTCTCACAGCCCTTTATCAGTGCGGTTAACGACTACATCAACGGGCAGGGCCACCACGGCCACGGCGATGATATGCAGTGCTTTGCGCTGCCGGAAACCCAGCACGCACTGGCGGTGACGCTGTTCGTCGAGAATAAGGCCAACTTTACCGCCGACGAGCTGGCGCAGCTGGTGCGCAATTGCGAAGCCCTGATCCGCTGCGCCTTTCGCCAGAATGCGGAGTATGACGTTAAGAAGACCTGGCCGTATGCGCGATTTTCATTTTCCAACCTGGGCCGGGAGCTGCACCGCGCGTTTCCGGTGCTGGAGTCGATCACCTTTTCCCTGGGCGACATTGTGAGCGAGCTGAACGTGCCGCGCCTGTCGTCGCTGAAAGTGGGGGTCAGCAATGCCTGATTTCGATAAGCAACTGGACGGCCTGCGCCTGCCGTCATGGATGAACCGAGGCGAACCGGCCAAGTTGCTACGAGCGGCCCGCGCGTTCTGGCGCTGGGTGCATGGCTGGCTGGTGTGGCCGCTGCGTCAATTGGATGCCGCCACCTGCACCGTGGCGCTGCTGCACATTTTGGCCTATCAGCGTGATATTGCCCGCTTCGACGGCGAGCCGCTGGATCTGTTTCGCAAGCGGGTGATGTACGCGTTTATCAACGCCCGTGATGCCGGTTCCGTGGCGGGCTTTGTCGCCATTTTCGAGCGGCTGGGCGTGGGTTATGTGGAGATCCTGGAGCGCCAGCCGGGCATTGATTGGGACGTGATCAACGTGCGCGTCACCGATGGCCAGGTGGCCGGCAACCCCGATTTGCTGATGCAGATCATCCGGCAGTACGGGCGCACCTGCCGCCGCTATCGATTTGAAGTTATCAACAATTCCTCCTTGCAGCTGCGTGTCGGCTGGGTCGGGGGTGAATACGTGTGCTACAGCGCGACGCTTGCCGGCACCCAACAACCGAGCAGCGCCAGCGTGTCGCGTGCGTCTTTAAAGGGGTAGAAGTATGTCACAAACTGCGATCACCTTTGCTTTCGAGCAATGGAAAGCCAAAGAGGCCATAGGCGGCACGCGCGTGGTGCTGGATGAATTTGTGTTCGCCAACGTGCCGGGCCTCGATCCGAACAAGCCCATCGACCGCAAGGAAGGAATGCCGGCGGCGGGGCATGTTGTGCATCGCCAGGCCGTCAACAAAACCGGCGTTGTGAACAGCAACACCGTGGTGTACTCGGTGACGCTCGGCACTGAGATCGGCGACTTTGATTTTAACTGGATCGGCCTGGTCAATAAGGCCAGTGGTACAGTGGCGATGGTTATCCATGCCCCGACGCAGCGCAAGGTGGCGAACCGTGCCGGTCAGCAGGGGAACGCGATCACGCGCTCTTTCCTGATGGAATATGACGGCGCCGCCAAAGAAACCGGCATCACCACGCCGGCCGAGACCTGGCAGATTGATTTTACCGCGCGGCTCGGCGGTATTGATGACATGCAACGGCTTATCAATCGTGACCACTACGGCGCCGGCGCGTTTTTCGGCAACGGCTTTTTGGTCGTGAAAAGCGGGGCGCAGTATGTGGTGAATGCCGGCACCGGTTACGTGGGCGGGCTGCGTGCGGTACTGCCGGCAAACCAAACCATCACCGTGGGCGCCAAGCCGGTCAAGGTGTGGGTGGATGCGAGCTACCAGGGCAACGTGGTAAGCCAATGGGCGGCGGTGGTGAAACTGACGGTTGCCGCGACGGCAGCCGATTACACCGACGCTGGCGGGTTTAAGCATTACCTGTTTGCGGTGGCCAGCATTGACGCTGCCGGCAACATCACCGACCTGCGGCCCAAGGGATCGTTGTCAGACCAGACCGGCAACGAGGCGTTTTTGCGCAAGGACAAGAACCTGGCCGATCTGAAAAGCCCGGCGACGGCACGCGGCAGCCTGGGGCTGGGAACGGCCGCGACGCGCAATGTGGGTATTCAGGGCGGACAACTGATGGAAGTCGGGGCGTTTGGCCTCGGTTCCGGCTCCCGGCACCGCGATGATGCGTACTGTAACCAGGCGGAGATCTACCGGGTTAATAACACCTCGAAGAACGCGCCAGGCCGGGAGGTTTACGGCGTGCTCAGCCTGCCGTGTGACGGTGGGCCATCCGGCGGCTATCTGGCCGTGCAAAATAATGGCGATGCTTTCTTTGGCCGGTCGAATATTGCCAGTAACGGGGTGACCTGGTTCCAGGCCTACACCACGAGATTCAAGCCTACGGCTGCCGATGTTGGGGCGCTGACTGATGCCCAGGCCGCGCAGAAATATGCGTTGCGTTCGTTCAAGGTCAACGGCAAACCGTTGTCCGGGGATGTCAATCTTGTGGCCGGTGACGTTAACGCCTGGAACAAGACCGAAGCGGATGCGCGGTATGTGAAGCGCGTGGGCGACGATATGACGGGGCCGCTTAAGCTGCCGCGCCTGGTGTTCCCGGATGCCAGCACGTCCAGTTCTGACGGTGATATTGATAGGGATAATGGTTTTACGGTTGAGTCCTTGGTCGCGGCCAACAACAAGGGGTATCCGGTGCCGGGTGGCATGGGGGTGCTGTTCACGGGCAAGGTCAACGAATATCGCAATGTGCAATTTGCAGTGGGGTCTGGTGACCGTGCGTTTTATTTGCGTTCGCTGCGCAAAGACAGTGCGGAATCGAAAACATGGGCGCGGGTATACACCACGGACTACAAACCGACCATCACGGACGTGCGGGCCGCCGACCATAGCAATAACTTTGCCGCGCGGATGGGGGTAGTACGTGTTTTAACCGGTGCCAATAAGCCGACATCGCCCGGCCCCTGGAGCGTAGAAAATAGCTCTTGGACGCCTGTTCCGTGGGGATCGCTGTATGTGTCAACGAACGGCACCAATTTGAGCACAACTTCCGGTAACGGGAAGTTCATCCATTACCTGTTTATCGCCCACGGCACCGCGAACAAGTTCTATGTGGCGACAGATGTTAATGGCAGATTTACGGGCTGGGAAAGCTATCTGCCCAGGAGCGGCGGCCAGCTTTCCGGGGCAGTTAAGAGCAGTGCCGAAATCACGGCAAAATACCTTTCGACGCCCGCGGGCGCGGTGCCGGAAGGGAGCGGCGCGTATGCGGCGCAACTCGACACCAAAGCGCCGTTCTACCAGGAAAACTTTGATTGGGATGTCGCCGAGGGTGGGTGCTATGTGCCGTTGGTGAAAGGCCGGAGCAACCGCAAAGGGCAGGGTTACCCTACGGCCGTGAGCTTTGGGTATCTGCTGGATGGGCAAGGCAGCTTTGCCAAGCCCTGCATCCACGTGCGGGGAGACAATAACGCGGAAGCGATCTGGCGATTTGATCCCAATAACAAGCAATTTTACGCACCTGGTAATGTGCTTGCAGGCCAAGCAATTTTGCATACCGATGGCAATATCACGGGCAACATCTGGGGCGGCTATCTCAGCAACTGGCTGAACAATCAGTTCACGGCCCGCGATAACAACATCAACAGCCGTGTTGATTGGAACACGTTTAACCGCGAGGTTGGCGCCAGGGCCACCATTGATTACGTCAATAGTCGCTCGGCTGTTGCCGGCGGTCGCAATGCCTGGTGGTACAAGGACGAGGTGACGGGATTCATTATCCAGGGCGGCGTCGTCAACCGTGGCGATTATGTTAACCGCGTGGGTTTTCCACGCGGCTATGTGCGCGAATGCTTTGGCGTGCAACTGACGCTGGCCAGTTCCAACGGGAGCTGGTTTGGTGACAGTCGGGTCAATATCCAGGCGCGGGATCTGGATAACAACGGGTTTAATGCAATGATGGATGGCCAGGAACAGGTGGTGTTCTGGCAATCGGTGGGAGTGTGATAATGAACTATGGATTCAGTGCGACTACCGGCGCCTTTTATGTCTATGAAGACCGCGCCGATTATGAAGCCAATGGCAACTGGCCGGAGGATGTTACCCCGGTTTCAACCTCCACCTGGGAACGGTATTGCGGCCAGGGGCCGGCCGGCAAGGTGCGCGGCGCCAACAGCCGGGGGCTGCCTTGCTGGGTAGATGCACCGGCACCGACCAAAGCCGAACTTGCCGAGCACGCCGCCAGGCAAAAAGCGGCGTTGATGGACAGCGCCGCCAGGGCGATAGCGCCACTGGAAAGGGCGGTAAAATTGCGCATGGCCACCGAGAAGGAAAAAGCCGCGTTGACGGCGTGGGAAACCTACAGTGTGTTGCTTAATCGCATCGATCCTGCCGCCGCGCCGGATATTGCTTGGCCGGAGGTGCCGGGTGTGGCGTAAGTCAACGTTGAAGATGCCGGGCGACATGCAGGCGTTAACCTGTTCTATGGTGCCGGTGCATCCGTGGGTACACGGCATCGGCCGCGCGGAGGCATCGGGTAATTACCTGAGTCCGCAAAATGCGGTGAACTACCTGGCCGAACGGCTTGGCAGCGGCGGCGATGAACTCTCCGTTACCGTGCTGTTGGTGTGTGCGACCTCATACGCGGAGTTTATGCCCCTGCTGGCCAGCATGGCGGACGTGTTGCCATTGCCGGTGCTGGGGCAGGTGAAGCGGATGGCACAAACAGCGGCCACGCAAGCCGTGGAGAAAATGCAGATCCCCGGCAAATTCGGCGGCGGGTTGCCGGCGGCGGTGCCGTTGTCGACCTCCGCCCAGCGCCTGGCACTGAACGCGCAGCGTATTGCCGAGGCCAAGGCCGGCGCCGCCGTTGGTGCCAGTGTGGCGGGGCTGCAATCCGCCCTGGCCGGTTTTATGCAGGTGCGGCAGTCCGCATTAGACGGTGTGAGCCAGGCCATGACGGCCCTACAGGGGAAGACGGCGCCGGCGTGGGCGTTCACGGGCAAGGGGAATGCGGCGAGTTTGGCCGCCGAAATGAAAAAGAACGTACCGCAGCAGGATGCCGTGTTTACGCTCGGAATGCTGTTTGCAGGCAAAGATTTATCGACGCTGGAGGCGATGATCCATGACGATAGTCACCCTGGCCCTTAATGGCGAGGCCATCGCGTTAAAAGGCCTGATGGTCACCCCGATGATGCAGTTTCAGGATAAAGACCAATCCGGCCAAACGTCCAGCACCGCCAATGCCGAACAGGGGATTAAGCCCAAGGAATTGCGCATTTCGGGCATGATCCCGTTCAGCGAGGCCAAGGTGCTGACGCGGCTGTTTGCGCTGGCGGAGGCAACGGAAGGCGGGAAGTTGAAGCGCTACCGCGTGGCCAACCATACCGCGCAGGCCATCAACTTTCGCCTGGCGACGTTCACCGGCTCAATCGACGCCCCCAAGCAGGACGGCAAGCAGGCCTGGCTGGTGACGTTCATGTTGCGTGAACACCTCAGCGTGCCGGAGAAAAAAAGCGCCCGTGAAGACAACAAAACCGCCGCCCGCAAGCAGACGCCGGGCGGCAATGGCGCAGTGAAGGGTGGCAAAGCCGCCGAAGACGATCAGCAATTGAGCTGGTTCGAGCGCAAGGTGTTGAAACCGGCGGATGCGCTGGCCGCCAAGGTGGTGGGGAACGATGAAAACAGTTAAACGCCTGATGCTGTCCGGGGATGCGGTGCCGTTGGTGGATGTCAACGTGGTGTTGGAGTTGAACGCCTGCGGGCGCGGGTTTATCACCGCGCAAACGGGGCAGGACTACACCGGCAAGCTGGTGCGGCTGGATGTCGGCTATACCGACGATATTCTGCGCTGGTTTACCGGCTACGTTGAGCGCTCCCAGCCGGCGGAAAACGGTTTTCAACGGCTGTTCGTGCGCGAACTGGCGGGCGTATTCGATAAGTTGTGGCCCTGCGCCTTCCAGCACCCGACGCTGCGCCAGGTGGCCGATTGGTTGCAAGAAAACAGCGGGATCACCTTCACCTTGCCGACCGCCGACTACACCGACAAACCGATCCCGCATTTTACCCACAGCGGTAACGGCTATCAGCTGCTGGCCAATTTGGGGCCGGCTTTTGGCGTGCCGGATTACATTTGGCAGCCGCTGCCGGACGGCGGGGTGTTCCTGGGGAGCTGGGCGCACTCGATGCTGGCCGGCACCCCGATCGATATTCCGGCCGAATTCAGCCAGAGCCAATCCAGCGGCAACAGCATGACGATCCCCCTGGTGCAGGCATTGCGGCCGGGCGCGGTCGTCAACGGCAAGCGCCTGTCTAAGGTACGGCTGGAGAACGACAACACGGCGATCACCTGGCTGGCGTTGAACCCCCTTACCGGTAAGGCAGAGGACAAGCCGGCGGCGCAGCGCCAGATTGAAGCGGCTTACCCTGAACTGGCCGCCGGGCTGCACCTGCCGAAGTTCGCCAGGGTGGTGGCACCTACGGAAGCGGTGAGCAGCGGCAATCTGGCCGATCCGTTCCGACCCCGCTATGCGGTGGACGTGCAGCTGCTGGATGCGGACGGCAGCCCGGCCAAAAACACGCCGATTTATCCGGCGGTGCCTTTGCCGGTGCCGATGGCTGGCAGTGAGTCCGGCATGTTCCAGTTTCCGCCGGCCGGCGCGTTGGTGGAGGTGGGCTTTACCGGCGGGCGCCCGGATAAGCCGTTTGTGCGTCAGACCGTAGCAGAGGGCCATGCGCTGCCGGACATCAAGCCTGGTGAGCAGCTGCAACAGCAACGCGCCGAGGTGTCCCAGCGAGTGACGCAGGCGGGCGATTGGGAGCGCCAAACCGATCAGACCATCCGCGAGCATTCGATGAACCGCGAGATCCACGCGGACGAAGAAACCCGCACCCTGGTGGCCAGAACGGCCACAGTGCAAGCCAATGACAAAACCACGGTATTGGGAACGGCGACGCTGTTGGCCGGCGCCATCGTGCAAATCGCCGAAGGCGACTACAGCCTGGCCACCCAATCCGGGTATGTGGCCAGTGTGGCGAAGGATGCCAAAACGGAAGTCGGCGGCAGCCTGATCGAGAAGATAGGGAAAATCCGTAGCAGCATCGCCGCCGTTCGCCAGGACGTGATCGCGCCGGTGGTGTGGGTGGGCAGTCAGCAGATTAACGTGATGTCGCTCATGCTGGACACCCTGGACGTGGTGAAGGAGCTGGCGCAGCGCACTGCCAGCCATACCCACAGCAACACCGGCGCCCCGGTTAACGCCGGCGAGATTAGCGCGACCGGCGAAAAGTCTGGGCAACTAAAGGCCAAGTATGCCCCCGTCATTGGGTAGCGATGAATTGATCGATGCGAACGATCAATTCGGCGTAATTGATCTACACAATCAATTATCAATTGCGGACATAACCGTGTAGAAATTGAGCAAACAACAAAGCCAGCACCAGGAAACACCGGCCCGCCTCGCGCGGGCTTTTTCATGCCTGCCATCTATGCCGCCTGTGCGCCCCGTAGCGCCTTCGCAAACAAAAAACACCCCGCCTTACCCACAGAGAAGATCAAACCAACAGCGAGCCGCCAGCGCGGCAGAATCCCCACGAAATAAACGTTCGCACCACGAAAACGGCACTACACCGCACCCGCCTGCGCGTTTTGGATCATAAAAATTTTTCAGTTTTATTTTTCTACAAATCACCCCGCCAGCCCGCGCCGCTGCTGGGGTTTTGCGAACAGGGCCAAACTGAAAACTTTGAAACGGATTTCAGGTTTTTACAGTTTTGACGATCTCGGCAGGATCTCGCCAAAAAGTCAGTTGATTGAAAGTTAAGGGAAAAGTTTGTTTTACGTGAGTTTTATGCTTGCTGATAAGGATCGTTAGAGTTTTGGAGGAAACCTCATGACGCTAGGCGCCGCAAGGTTTCAGGGGCTGTTAAGGGGTTTAAGTCAAACTGAAAAATCTGAACAGCAGGGAGCTAACAAAAAACCCGCATGTTAATGCGGGCTTGCTGGATTCAAAAAGGTTTTACTTGGGCGCTATTTCACTAAACTTAAAGATAAACTCTGGTTCTTCAAGCCCACCGCTTAAGCCCATGCTCGACTCTCTGATGCAGCTTTCATTGTCTGCTATGAATCGGCCAGAAAAGACAACGTAATCGCCTTTCTTAAGGTTTGAAGCAGCATTGAAAATTGGAGTCCTAGGAGTTAGCAAGGTGTTATCAGAGATATCAGATAGCGCGTTATTCCAAGTTTTTACCGAAATATCGCGAGTAAGTTGAATGGTTAACACCCCTTTACCGTCACTATTGGAATCAACGGTATCAACTTTACCGACCCAATCTTTTACCGATTTATTCTTCAATAAACCACATAAGGCGTCTGTACGGTCTGCTTTAACACCGCCTTTTTGCATATCATTGGCGGAAGCTTTTGAGCCACTAATTGCCTGCTCAACAATTTGAATGAATCGTTTTTCCTGATCAGGGTAACTATCTTCTACCCTTTCCTTTTTGGGTTGCTCTGTAGTTGTACTGCTAGAAAGCGCTGTTGTGCTGGTAGTCTGTTTGTCCTTACCAGAGATATAACCAATTACAATAAGAACAACAAAAATTATTAAAACCCATTTTAGAAATTTTTTCATGAAATCCTCTATAAATCTCCATATTAAGGAGCGCTAATGTTAACTCTTTGAGGGTTTCGAAAAAAGCCCCACGAGGGCCGTCGCCACTTTGTCGCCAATGAGCGAGGCAGGTAGGTTTAATGGCTTGTTAATAAAGGATTTTTATCCAAAGCAACAAAAAACCCGATAATCTTGAACCTAAAAGGCGGGATTATCGGGCTCCACAAAATGGGGACATCAAAGAAAAGCAGTGGCACTAATTCAGACTGCGGCCCCCAACGAAAGTTCTGGCCGGCGACAAAAAAATCAAAATATTTTTATCGCCGATTCATCTCTCCCGCTAATCGATCAGCCGAGTATCCCTGGCCATAGCACCACGATGAGTGAACCCGCCAGCGTTAACAGCACGTTAGCGATGGCGTAGGTGCCGGCATAGCCCAGCGCCGGGATATTGCTGCGCGCGGTGTCGCTGATGATCTCCATCGCCGGCGCACAGGTGCGGGCGCCCATGATGGCGCCGAACAGCAGGGCGCGGTTCATGCGCAGCACGTAGGCGCCGAACAGGAAGCAGATAATCACCGGCACCAGGCTGACGATCAGCCCGGCGATCAGCATCTGGCCGCCGACCGCGCCCAGGCTGTGGCCGATGCCGGCGCCGGCACTCAGGCCCACGCCTGCCATAAACACCATCAGGCCGAATTCTTTCACCATGTTCAGCGCGCCCTGCGGAATGTAGCCGAAGGTCGGGTGGTTGGCGCGCAGGAAGCCGAGCATGATGCCGGACATCAGCAGGCCGGCGGCGTTGCCGATGCCGAACGAGAAGTTACTGAACTGAATGGTGATCTGGCCGATCAGCAGGCCGATGATGAAGAAGGCGCAGAACGCCAGCAGGTCGGTCACCTGGCTGTGGATCGAAATAAAGCCAATCTTCTCCGCCACGCTCTTCACCCGGCGCGCGTCGCCGCTCACCTGCAGCACGTCGCCTTTGTTAAGCACGATGCTGTCGTCGATCGGCATTTCGATCTGGCTGCGGATCACGCGGTTGAGGAAGCAGCCGTGGTCGGTCAGCTTCAGCTGGCTCAGGCGCTTGTTCACCGCGTTGCTGTTCTTCACCACGATCTCTTCGGTGACGATGCGCATGTCGAGCAGATCGCGATCGAACACTTCCTTGCCGTTGCGGAAGCTCGGATCCAGCCGCGCGTGGGCGTCCGGGTAGCCGACCAGCGAGATTTCGTCGCCCACCTGCAGCACCGCGTCACCGTCCGGGTTGGCCAGAATGCCGTTGCGGCGGATGCGTTCGATGTAACAGCCGGTCTGGCGGTAGATGCCCAGTTCGCGCAGGTTCTTGCCGTCGGCCCAAGCCACCAGTTCGGGGCCGACGCGGTAGGCGCGGATCACCGGCAGGTAGACCTTGCGCTGGCTGTCGGTGTCCAGGCCGCGTTCGCGGGCGATCTGCTGGGCAGAGGTGGATAGGTCCTGGTGCTGCAGCTTCGGCAGGTAGCGCGCGCCGAAGATCAGGCTGACCAGACCGATCAGGTAGGTGAGGGCGTAGCCGAGGCTCAGATGATCCTGCGCCGCCAGCAGCGCCGGGCCGTTGACGATGGTGTTGCGCAGCGTATCGCCGGCGCCCACCAGCACCGGCGTCGAGGTCATCGAGCCGGCCAGCATGCCGGCGGTCAGGCCGATGTCCCAGTGGAACAGTTTGCCGAGACCGATGGCGATCACCATCGCCGAGCCGACCATCACCAGCGCCAGCATCAGGTAGTTTTTGCCGTCGCGGAAGAAAATCGAGAAAAAGTTGGGCCCGGCTTCCACGCCCACGCAGAAAATAAACAGCATAAAGCCGAGATTCAGCGCCTCGGTGTTAATGGCGAAGTGTTGCTGGCCGAGCAGCAGCGAAACCACCAAAACGCCAATGGAATTACCGAGTTGGACGGAGCCCAGACGGAGTTTACCGAGGCACAGCCCCAGTGCGAGTACCACGAACAGTAACAGAATGTAGTTACCGTTTAACAAACTAGCGACGTTTATGTTCACGGAGGATAACTTATTGTTTACCAGTAAGTGCTTGATATAGATAACTATAAGAGATAGATTCAGCCTTAAAACGACGTTATAAATCACCACCAGCGGAAGGCAAAGCGAACCATCGTTCGGCGGCGTTCATTCTAGACGCTATGACCGATGACAGCCAGCACAGAAAGCTGATTTCCTGCGCCGCCGTGCGCATTTAACTCTCTTTTGACCAAGGAAAAAATTCGGTTCAGCGTCACCGCGCGGGTGAGCGGGCCGATTTCTATTGATGCGGTAATTGGGCGGGGGAGAATTCGCATGACGAGTTATAGATATTGGCTGGGCATTCTCAGCTGTTTTCTGTTGTTCAGCCTGGTGTTTCTCGGCCAGCAAACCGGCCTGTTCGGCAGCACCGATCATGAGCACCACGGCGAAACCGGCCTGCTGCTGTTTGTGATCCCCGGTGCGATCGCCAGCTATCTGTCGAGCCGCAAGCGGCTGCTTTGCCCGCTGCTCGGCGCGCTGTATGCGCTGCCGCTGTGCCTGTTGATCCGCCATTTCTGGCTGACGCCGTCCTCTTCGTTCTGGCAGGAGCTGGCGTACGCCACCAGCGCGGTGTTCTGGTGCGTGTTCGGCGCGATGCTGATGCTGTTCGCCCTCGGCCTGTTGCAGACGCTGCAGCAGCTGCACCGGCGGCAGCGGCAATAA